CACAAATAGCCAAAGAGGCTATTTATTCGTCATGGCGGAGCTTCGTAAGAAAATCCTCTCATCTTTAAAAGATGGCCCGGAACCACACACAACATTCTCAGAAGAAATTCGTAAGCAGAATGAAGCAATGATCAAATCATTGCACCGAACACCTTATCAACACTCTGAAGAAGAATGGTCTGTTCTACAAAAATTGTATAATAACAATATTTTGAATTACACAACCTCAACTCACTTGAGTCAAGACGACCCAACAGTAGCAGTAGAAACACCAATCATCCGAAAGACTGTAGCACATGGAGTTGTAAAAACTATTGATTACCTATATAGACAAACCCTTAAACACTTAGTTAAAAAATGTACAGGAGGAGTATTGTTAGTAGGAAGTCAATGGCATGAACATGCATTAATGAAATCAGTACACAATGAAGTTTATAGTGTAATTGGTTTTTTTGATGCAAAAGACATACAACGACGAAATGAAGGTTTAAGTGCAGCAATGTCAGAAATAACAAAAAATGGAAAATTAAAAGACAGCGCACAAAATTATTTAAACTTTTGCAGAAAGCAACAACAAAATTATTCACACACGCCTGAATTTCTTAATCCAGAAAGTGAATTACCACAAGTAGAATTAGTTTTATTTATCAATTCTATTTATGATTTAAATGATAGAAATATATTACAAAAATATTTGTGGGAAACAAATTGTTTAAGTGCTTATTGCACATACATAAGCGCAGTAAAATGCCAAGGCAAAAGTTACATAAATAAAGAACTCCAATTGGAGTGGACAAAAACGCGAAGATATAAAACCACCAATAGACGAGTTAAGCAAGAGTTAACATCAAACCCATATTATGATGACTTTACCGTAACTCATATGCACAACTTATTTAGAGATTATGGATTGGAATACCAACCAAATCTGCCTATAAATCACAATCTATATCAAATAGAAAAAATGATGTATAACAGGCAAAACGATTACAACAAACTAAAAATGGAGATGAACAGATTGTCAGATGAAAACACCATTTTAGTACCTTGTTACGAAATGAGATTTTTAGAAGAAAAATGCAATGGATATGTGCATGAAAGAGCATGGATTGATGAAATTGAAAACACTTATTACATGCACTTTAATGAAGGACCTGACTTATTATTCGAAAAATTAGATGATAAAGCTGATTACCTTTTAGTTAAAATTACACCAACCTTTTTGAAACAATTTAGTAGTATAACAACTCACAGTGTAAATCACAATTCAAAAATGAATATTTTTGACCCTTTGGAATACTACTTAACTAAAAGAAAGAAATGGATAGTAGCAGACAGACTAATGGTAACACAAGCTAAAAATTTTTTTGAAAAACTAACTCATCAAACTTCAACAACACCAATAATCAATTCATGGAAAGCAGGAAAAAAGACACCCGTTATTCTCGTTCAAGATATGATGTTCCAAACACCATGGGAAGCAGATATTTTAGAAGAACGAATAACAATTGCTTTCGCATTCTATTTGGCAACTATGCAAAACCACTGGTTACAAGAGGTTATTAAAAATGCTTTAGAAAATAAAGATCGAAAAATAAATGGGTTTATAAGTAGAAACATTCAGAAAATCAAAAAATTTTGGGAAGAATGGTGGGACCATAAAAACCACATTCTTCTAGAAATGGAAGCTTGTTTCAAAGATGACCCAAATATTATTAGAACTGAAGCATATTATGAGTCAACGTTGGCAGAAGACAATTTAGCACAACATTGGATTGAATACCATCAAGGAAAACCAGAAAGACCGAAAAATCTCAGTGATAAATCAGGAGAAGACAGAGTAGTTTACCAACACGTCAAAAGCCAAAACAATGAAGATAACATGGCAAAAGATTCAGAAAAACTTGTCGGCAAATTCGGTAATAAAGATGCAGAAAATAAAGAGCAAGAAGATGAAAACAAAGAAGAAAATATCTTAAAGGAAATTGAACATTTCAAACAAACTGCAGGTAAAAAAGCAGTAGAGATTAAATTAAGTGGAGTAGAAATGTATCAAAATTGGTTAAAAGATAAAGGAATAGATTATGATGAAGAGAAAATCTCCGAATATCTAAGAACCAGTGACATCAATCAACTACCACAATTACCAGAATTTACAGACCACTCCAAAAACATCAAAAAATGGATAAAGAAACTAGGGATTGCCAAACACTTCAAAAGCCATCATGAAGGTTTAGAGATTGGAGTTGGACAAGGAGAACCAAATAAATATTTGAATATAACATGGGATAGCATTGATGTAGATGAAAAGAGTAAAGCAACCATCAAAGCAGACTTCATGAAGCACAATTTCACTAAACAATATGATTTTATAGTTTGCAGACAAACATTACATCATTTGGGTAAAAATTGCATCACAAAAATTGCAAGTATACTTAAACCAGGAGGTAGATTATTGATCATAGATCAAGAAATCAAGATGAATGATACAGAAGAAACACAATTCGCAATTCTACAACATTCAACTTACCGAGACCATAGTGAACTACATTTTTACCCTAGAAAAGTGTGCATGAAGCTATTGGAAACACATCAAATTCACGCAACAGTAGAAAATGAAGTAAAGCACAAAGGATACCCCTCCAACTACTTGTTATATTGTAGTAAACAAATCAAAATTTTAGAGAAAGAGGAAAAAAGAATTGAACAAGACGAGACGAAGCTCTCCTCCTCAGATATCTTAAATGAAGATTTGAACAATAACAACAACAATGTAAGAGTAGATGAGAGATTATCCAATGGACAATTCAAGAAAATCGAAGACTTTGCTTTATCCACTGGAATTGAAGCAACTGAAAATGAACTACAAAAAGACTATGAAGATGTAGCAAATGCAACTTTAGAAATCTCCAATAAAAGCGAAGGAAAATTGGGTTTAGCATTAAGAAGTTGCGGAACTTGGATGTTACAAAACCCAATCCAAGAACCACATAAATGGAATTATGCACTTATAATGGGAGCACCAGGTGCAAAAAAGAGCTATATCTCAGGAAAGTTGGCTGAATTAACAAATCAAAAAGTAGTTTACATCGCACACTCAAGAGATAGAGTCGCTGAAGAGAAGAAAAAGCATCCAAAATGGACTTGTGTAACACAACATAAAGCCTTTAAAGTAAGTACTAAGAATGTACAAACAGTAATTATTGATGAAGTGCAATCATATGAATTCGGACTGACTGTAGGCTTAATGAACAAGTTCAGAAACAGCAACTTATTATTAGTGGGAGATGTAAATCAAGCCGGTTGGTTTGAAGATTACAATAAAGCAATAACAACTGAACAAAAGTTGATAAAGAAATTTCAAATTTTCACAAACCGGTATTACCTAACCAAGACTTTTAGATTTTCAGAAAATGTAAGCACATTATTGAGAGAAACTTTTAAAATACCAATAGAAAGTTCAGAAGAAGTGAAACATATCACCAAATTAACATGTTCAAACCTCAAGAATGCAATTCCAGACGGAACATTCATAACAATGACTAGACAAACAGCAGGATCTCATGAACTTTTGTACATAAACAGAAATGCTGAAGGAAAAGAAACAAGCAGAGGAGGTCAGTTAGTAAAATTGTTTAACTATCGAGATCACATTTACACTGCTAAAGTAGCAACAGGAATGTCTTGGAGTAAAGTCAATTTATTACTCGATAAGAATGACGTAAAGTGGATAATGGAAAATAGACCTAGTGATCTTTGCGTCGTAGCATTCTCCAGACAAACACATTGGTTAAACATTGTGACATTACAAGACGACCCGAGAGGAATTGCTGAAAAATTGCAATTAAAAGGCACCAATTTTACTGTCATAGAAATGAATGCAACAAATTACGTAAAAGACATACAACCAACTTACATGCCAGTGAAAATTAAAAACGTCAAAATTGAGGACGAAAGTGAAGACTCGAAAGGAGTCAAAACTTACAATATCAAAAAATGATATTCAACCACAAAATTCAGTAAAGAACTGCTAGAAGAGATGTGTTTATTAGACCAACCAATGGATGAAAACACAACCATAGCAGCAACTTACATTAGCCCAGCAAAGAAAACACCAACATTACTAAAAATAAAAAAACATATTCTTGAAACACCATCACATAACCCGATTCAAAGGAGGTTAAGTAGGCATTGTTTCGGTAAGGAATATTTTGTAAGTAGTGTTAAACAAGAAATATTAACATCTCTAACCCGAGCACAACAAATGCAAAATAGCAAAAAATTTAAAGTTAGGAAGAAATGGGGCACAATACTGAATTTTGTGGAAAAATTTAAAAAACTGTTCGTTAACAGTAGAGTTGAAATTAACGATTTACAAGAAACCTTAGCACAAAAACTCTCTGAAGTTTATCAAAAATATGTAGAAAAAGGCAGTATTGTAACAATGAACATAAAAGACCAACCAGTTAGTTGGCACATAAAAGAACATTTGAAGCAAATCAACAAAATCAAAACAGATAAAAGCAGTAGACAAGCTTACAAAGACAAAGCCGGACAAAGTGTCAAAGCCTGGGAAAAAGACTTCAACGGAGCATTCTGTGCATTCTTTAGATTGTTGGAAGAAAGATTACTAGCAAATCTAAAACCAAACATAATTTATGCCAATGGAAAATCGGACATTGAACTCAAAAATATTTTTGATAAATACAAAGGATTATGGCAAAAAGTTTTTAATTTGGATTTAACAGAATACGACGGAAGTCAAAATGCTTGCACCATGGAAATAGAACAAAGACTTTGGAGTTATTTTTTAGGATGTGACCTAACAATCAAAAACTATTACATGATTAGAACACAAATGAAAGTTTTTGGAACAGGTTACTCCTATACAAAAGTGAATTTAAAAGATTCAGGTGCACCAGAAACATTACCAAGCAATACACTATTGCTAATGGCTTTAACAAGTGTCTTATTTAATGTGGATGATATAATTTTTGCAACCTTTAAAGGTGATGATGCAGCAGTAGCATTGAAACCAAATGCAAACACAACCTTTAAATACTCTGAATTAAACAAAATATCAAACTTTTCACCAAAACAACTGATAACTGAAAACTGGTTTGAATTCTGTGGAAACATATACTTTGAAGAAGAATGGTTTTATGATTTTGTAAAGTTAGGGAGAAAAGTCTTGAATAGAGGTTTTACAAGCAGAAATGATTTAGAAGATTACCAAAACAGCATAATAGATAAATTGAGACAATATATAAATTCAAGTTCAAAAATAGATAAAATATTGTCAGAAATTTATGGCTGTAACGAAGCAACAATTAATTCAATTGTTACTCAATTAGGTGCATTCTCATTCACTAAATGGGAACACATAGATAAATTACTACAGAATGTAGAATTCACAGAAACACAATTTGCTTCAGTACCTAGAAAAATCACAAGTAGGGAACAATATAGCAAAGTAGCAGATAGCTTATGGGATAAGATGCAAAGAAAGATCTCAATGAGCGAAGCTACTTTCGGAGCTGCATAGCCGGAAATAATCTTAATTCACAATTAATCAATGAGCGATCAAATAGACGACAATTTTGTAGATATTACCAGTTCTCAAATCACAGCAATTAAGACAATTTTAAGCAAAAGATGCCAGCCAGAAAAACAACAACAACAACAGTTACCACCACAGCCAAAGGAAAAAGAAATAGTGGAAAAACAATCATCAATGTACCCCTCGTCAAGACCATTAATCAACAAAAACAAAGAAACAGGAAAAAGCAAACGAGAAATGCCTTCAAAAGGCCGAATGCCGCTGCCAAATACAAATCCTATGTCAACGCTGCCCTTGAACTCAAGAGCGGTGAAGCGTCTGAGATAGCATTGATGAGAAACATTTGCATGCCAGGAGAACAAGACCCAGTGCACTTTGTAGATGGTTTTAGTAGTGACCCAGCCACATTAGCAACTCCATTAATGCGTTTGAGCCCACAATGGTCAACAGCAAACGGAGAACCTTATATGGGTTACCTTTTTAAAAATCCAGGATGCACATATATTTCTTTGTATGCAAATAGCGCAGCATTAAATTACAAGTACTTCTTTTATGGCTGTGGTCAAAACAGTGCAACAGATTTAATACCAACAAGCCCTGGAGTTTCATGGGCAATGTTCGTTCAAGCTAATGAAGCAGCATGGTTGAATACACCTTACACAAGACCTTCAACAGATTCTCAATTTAAACCACATGGAGATTACCAACTATCGTGGGTAGGCCACAGAGGAGACACAGGCGGAAACTATGTTTGGATAGAAACAGGCAGTGTGATTAACTTCGCTATTACAAACAAAACAGGATCAACAGCTGATGTCTCAGTTCAATTGTGGTACTCATATGAAGGAAAAGAAGAATTCATCGAAGAATTTGCAGCAGCAAATGTCTTGAATAATGCAACAGCAAATGTTGGAGCAACACCATTAACAACAACTTCAGGGTATTATGCATTTGCTTTCAAAGGAAGTGTAGATGGAAATTATACATTTAGTAATTCATACTATTCAGGATCAGGACCAGTTTATGGACATATGTGTATGAGCGGATATTGTGAAAATGCTACTAATCTCCCTTCTGTTCGGACTATTGGAACTAGCATTAGATTTTGTAACACCGCTTCATTCACAAACAATCAAGGTAGCATAGTAGCGAGACAAATGGAACCAGGAAAAATGTGGTATGATTACAAAGACCCAGATGAACTTGCAAATATGAACAAAACTTACGATGAACCAATCAAAAGAGGATACTTTGGTTATGTTAGATGTGTTAGGAAAATAGACTTAGACTATCAAGACATCATGGAAGTCGAAAATGGAGACTTCAGAGGACCAAAACAATGCCTTAAAGACATGGGACCTTTTATAGCTTTCATCATTTCAATTGAAGACCCAACTAACAGAAGTGG